CTCCTGTAGTTAACGCACCATTGGCATCTACTCCTACTGCTGTGCCGCCAATATAGATAGTATTGTTACTTACATATAGACTATGCCAGGGGTGTGTAGGAGAACCTATGTTTCCTCCCATGGGTGCTACTGGAGTTAAGTCTCCGCCAATTGTTAAGTTACTGCTGATAACAGTTGCTTGGTCTATTAATATAGAACTACTGTCTGTAGTGCTAATCGTGCTGCCTGTGAATTCGAAAGCACCTAGATTCAATCCACCGCTGTCTAATCCCAGTGCTACATAAAGTTCTGTAAAGTTAGCATTTACTTTTTGGAACGCTGACCTAAGGCTATCGCCTTTCCTATCATTTGCTGTGTCGCCTACTCTAATTGTTTGCTTTGCCATTTATCGCTCCGTTATACCAATGCTGCTATGCGTGTTTGGAAATCAGCAAAGCTAGAGCTTGCTGCTACGACTGATTGTAATTCTGTGAGATTTATAACTCTACTGCCTTTTACAGTTAATCTTTCTGCTACAATGATATCGTTCTCAAAGGTCACATCGGTGTTAAATGTAGTTTGAACATCCACGGTTATGCCGCTAGAATCAGTAGTTGAAATGGTACTGTTGATAAATTCTAAAGTTGATGTGTAAAATATTTCGCTGGTTGATGCATTATATACTAATGGTCTAGCAGATGATGTTGTGGATCTAACAGGATTGACATAAAACCCTGCACCAGTTGAATTTAGTGCTGCACCGCTGGCATTTAAAATAATAGAACTTACGTTTTGATTTAAGAAACCTGCTCTATAACCGATAGCGATCGCGTAATCGCCTTGATTAGTCTGTCCGGCACTCCATCCTATAGACACAGCCGAATCACCTTGTGTAATCTGCGCCGCAGTATAACCTAGAGCGATCGAACCAGTTCCTTGATTGTCATATCCTGCGAGATACCCTGCGGCAAGAGCGTTCGATCCTTGTGTACTTCCACCTGCCCCTTGCCCGATAGCTATGGATGCAGCTCCTTGACTCGAAGCACCTGCCTGCAAGCCTACAGACACAGCGTTCGATCCTTGAGCACTTCCACCTGCCTGGGCACCAACAGCTATAGCATTCGTTCCCTGATTAACTAATGCAGATTGAACACCGATAGCTACGGCAAATGCTCCTTGGTTCGATAAACCTGCATCAGCACCTAGTGTTATCGTTGTTTCTGCTGTTCTTAATGTTGTTGCTGACACATTACCATAGATATAGTTGTTAACACCGTCCACTAACACAGAACTGTCATCACCAAAAACTGAACCTTTGATGTCATGTGCCGGATTAACATTTATAGTTAATGTATCGGTGCCTACGGTTTTACCTAATGTTATACCGTAACCACTGACAACTTTTAATACACCAGCAGTACTATCTGCTACTAACCTGTTGGCACTGTCTGCATCGACTTCAACCTGTTGAAATGCTGGTTGTGCCGGACTGTTGTTTGTTATAGTTACAATACCAGTAACTGCATCTGTGCTAACAATTAAAGCGCCTGATCCTGCTACGATTTCTAACACACCTGTATTTGTTAGTAAAGGGGTACCTGTTGAACTGCTAGTGTGTATTCCTAACCCCGGAGTTCTAGTTCCTATACTTCCGCTGTTTGAAATACTTCTCACACCAGTATTAGTAATGGTTAGAGGATTAGTTCCTGAAACATTAATTCCTAATCCTGCACTGGCTGTGATTATTCCAGTATTAGATACAGTGATAGATTCTCCACTGCTGTCTACATTCATACTAATACCTGTACCAGATAATATGTTAAATGAATCGTTAACGGATGTAGCTACCACGCTTTCATTATTATCGACTTGGATTTCATTGAACCAAACTTTCGCCGGATCTATAATAAGATTTCCGTCAACAGTTGAATTCACTGGGAGGTCAATAGTATAACCTATTCCTTTGATATGAGCATTCCCCGCCCATAAGCCATTGAGCTCGCTACCAGCTACATCAACCCATTCTGCAGTGTGTACGCTTTTCCACTGCTTAGACATAGTGCCTAATGTAAAAGTATTTGTGTCAGCTGGAGAAACACCGCTGTCGAGATCGTTAAAATTAACAGGAGTAATGCCTGCCGAGCCCAGTGCGGCTTCAATCATTTCAAAATTAGCATTTACTTGCCTAAATGCTTCGTAGACATTATCCCATCGTAGGGGAGGAGCTCCTGGATTTATCGCTGTGCTGTATACTGTTGAATCTGCCATTATGTTCTCCCTACTGCGATTTCAATCTTACCAATGTGATCTGAATCGTAATCTTGTAGAGCCTTACCAACCACAGTTCCAACTAGGACTACTCCTGAACTTGCTATAGCGACTCCTGGTATTTTGCTTGTGATCAATATGTCTCCTTTCTTAATTTTTCCGACTACTTTACAAGGTACACGGCCTTGCAGTGCTACAAGATTTTTCAATCCAGGGCAGGCTTCATACATAGAAAATGCAGCAGTATTAGATACCACACCTGCTACTCTTGTATCTCCCTGTGTTCCAGTAACAGTAACTTCTTTGTCACCACCGAACACAAGAACTGTACCTACTTCGTATTCCTTGTCGCCTTCGTAGTTCTCTGCTAAGTCGGCGGAGTATGTAGCTTGTAATCTTGATTCATTTGGCGAAGTTCCTGACAATGTCCAACGACCGGTTATAGTACCTGGAGTAGTATTTCCACCTGTAGTTAATGTTAATGTTTCTACGCTTGAACAGATAATTGGAGCATTTGCACTATTCGCTTGATTTCTAAATCTATGAGAATCATTAACATATTGAGATATTTTGTCTGTGGCTAACGAACCAGTAGAAATAGTTATACCGCCCGTGGCATTGAACCCTGAATAGGTAATAGTGCCGCCAGTAGCACTGGTACTAGTATCTATGGCTATTGCACCGTCTACTTTTAATTGTGAAAGATCTACTACTCTGGCACCGAAGTCACCGTTGCTGTCTCTTATAACAATTTTACTAGCTTCTGGACTCGCAGCCGAACCAGCTGCTGCTTCTACAGTGGTAAAATCATTATCAGCTGAACCAGCACTGATTCTTCTTAAGAAACCTGTGGAGGTTCCGAATTGACCAAACATTGTTTTCTTAACCGCTAGTCCTTCATCTACGATTGTAGAGAAAGACACAGCTGAGGCGTTAGCAGTTGATAATCCACTGTTACCGATAACTGTATCTGGAGACAGTTGAGGAAGATCGGCTAATGTCAAACCGTTATTTTTAACAGTTACCCAACCGTCTGTTATATCAAATATAGCACTGTCAAAGCTAGCAATACCTCTATCTGCCTGAGTTATACCTGTGGCATTGGCTCTTGTTGTTGCAGTGTTCAAAGCTAATTTGCTCTGGGCGATAGCTGCACTGCTGTTGATGTCGGTGTTAACAATACTGTTATCTACAATCTGTACATTGACTAATTTTAATGTACTGTCTACTCCTGGTTCTAACGATCCAAATCGTATATCACCTGAAACCGTTGCGTTGATGACAGTTGCCCCATTGCCAGTGAAAACAAAGACATCTCCTGCTTGAATAGAACTAATATCAAAGCCTTGAAGGTTGTTTAAATTAAAACTTCGTAGGTTTAATGCATCTAGAGGACCAGTCGGATCAGCTACGTTTATGATCTTATTATTGCCTAGATTCATTGATGCCTTCATAGATAGTTGTCCATCTAGAGACATATAACCACCACTGTTAACAGGAATCAATAAGTTACTATCAACAGGTGCACCAGCATGCGAAATACCTAATCTTCTTTCGATATAGATACGAGTGGCATTTTCTGTAGGTACAGTATCTGTGGCATTATCACTAAATCCGCTGTCTGTAGAGAATTCACTTACCGGAACACCTCGTTTAAATCCAATACCGTCTAAGTTTGAAAGAGCGATACTTGATGAGAATGTAACTTGACCAGTACCTTGGTCAACTTTGAAGTATGGACCAACTTTGAAGTTACCATACTGGTCTGTGGTTACATAGAAAACACGACCGACGTCCCTTTCTTCAACCTCAGTATCTTCACTGATTGCGTTAACTGACGTACCGTAGATTTCTTTTGGATAGTTAGTATCTGCATATGAACCAGTTCCAATTTCTAATAAATCGTGTCCAGTTACTCGAGTCAATGAAATACGGATAGTCAGTGTTCCTAGAGAACCGTTAGATCTAATCGGAACACCAGCTTTTAATGTCAGTGCTGTATTTGTATCGTTTACCGCATCTACTAAAGGTCTATTTAAAATCACCCTAGCATATGGAGCATTAGTTACACTTTCTGATTCGTAGGTATCGATGACATATTCTTCACCGATCCACATGAATTTAGCGTTGCTTAATCTACCAATGATGTCGGTATTAATAGGTACAACTCTAAATGAATCATCGCCTACTCTACCTGTAACTTTACCTACCTTGAAAGTTCCGCTTCCTGCACTGGTAGTAGTTATAGCAGTCCCATCCATCTGGGTTATTTCAAAGTCGTTTAACCCTGCATTATCTACTAGATAATGAGCTGCATCTGATAAGCCCACTGGTATAGCCCCACCGAGGCTAACAGAAAAACCTATAACATCACCATCGTTAAATCCGTGGCTAGCCAGAGTGACCACCGGCGGCGATCCCACGCTGATAGTACAAGTCCTACCGTCCGGATAATCAGAAGTGAATTCTCCTCTCTGCCAGATAGTTAATTCTACATAGTCGTAGTTTTCACGCAGATTGGTTCTGGTTAATCCTTCGTGAGTTAATTGGAAAGTACCAGAACCTGCTGTAAGAGCATTGACTGGTATTCCGTTTTTAGAAACAGATATCTTGAATTCTGTATCTGTCAAACCAGACGATATCACATAATAGACCTGTAATGCTGTGAATCCTGTAGGTAGAGTTCCTCCGGAAGATTGGAAACTGATAGTATAGTTTTCAAGTAACTTGTGTGTCTTAACACCTTTGATGCTCAATGCAACACCATTAGTTAGAGTAGCAGTAGAACCTCCCGGGCTTGTTGACACAGTGAATTGGTTATAATTTGGAACACTGATGATATAGTAAGTAGTTCCAGAAGTAAACCCGTTAGCTGTGCTAGTAGGAATAAACTTATCACCTATGCGTAGTTTATGATTCTGTGTAGTTGTACAAACATCGCTGTTAATCGTTTGTACAGTTACCAGCATTTTGATTACTGCTGGACTAGTATTTGTTATGCTAACTTCGTATGGACCATTGAGGTCTGTATAACTGGCAAATTCTAGAACACGATAAACAGTGGTTTCAGTCTCTCTTAGTTTTAGACCAGTTGATGGTCTAACAGCAACTTCTACTAGATCGCCTGTCAAGATGACCTGGTTACTCTGTCTGAGAGTCATTTTCGTATTGTCGGCAACAATATCAAAAAGACCTTCTGATTCTACTGCCCCAGTACCTGAAGTTAAATTCAAACGATATACTGTATTAAATGCAGCATCTCTTTGTGCAGAAGTAACAGGATATCTAAAAATAACACCGCTATGATTAATTTCTAATTCAGATCCTGAATTAGGAGCATAGTCAAAACCGTCTACGTTGATAAACAATTGACCAGCAGCACCAGTATAGGCGCCCCCTGGACAGAAAGCATAAACAGTTTGTGCTAGATCTTCAAATATAGTAGTAGGTGTTGGAACTTCTAATGGATCAAAACCTTGTGCGACCAAAGCATAATTACCGTGAGCTGAAGAACTAGAAACAGAACGGATCTGGCCACCATTGACAGAATAGAATGAAATATGGCAGTAGTATGTGAACATACTAACTGCTTCAACCAAACCACCGTTGTTAACAACGATACCATACCCTAAATCGTTAATCTGGGTAAAATCGTTACAGACCATAGATCTGTTACCAGGCATGATTAATTCATATGTTCTCTGATAACTAAATGTTCCAGTTCCTGCTCCGGTGGTATTGATTTTAGTTGTTGATCCGTATATTGCAGTGATATTAAATGTATCATTAGTCAACCCGTCGGAGGTCACATAATATTCTGTATTAGCAGAAATACCTGTGGGTAGAGTTCCTGTGCTAGAGAAATACAAAATAGCACCAGATTGTAATCTATGGTCTACTGATGTTATTACTGCAGGAGATCCTACACTGATCGTGCAGGTCCTAGATCCAGCAGTGATATTGAACGGTGCTGTTTCATCTAAAATAAAATCTGCAGTTGATCCCAATGCTCCAAATACAAAGTTTCTTATGTAGTTTACCCGATATACTGTATCACTAACAATGAAAGAAGCTGGTAATTGAGGATACCTATCCAATCCTGAAACAGAAATAACAGTATTACCCGATGAAGAAGCAGTATGCCTAAATTGTAGATTACCAGCGAATCCGTCTACATACATACCACCTGCGAAGGTTATTCTATCTATACTCTTAGAGAAACTAGCACATTCTTGTGGATATGGAGATTTAGCAAGGATCTGTCCTGTAGGATCTAGGACCATCATGAAACCACCGTGTCCTTGTCCGCTGATACTTTGCCATCTTGTGGCATCGTTGGCTAAGAATACATCTAGTTTGTCGTTGTCTTTAGGATAATTTACTGAACCTGATCCGTCAATAACATCAGTTAATGCTGTAAGTAAAGCAGTAATTACTCCGCTTGCACCCACCTCAGCCTGATAGGCCGGATCGATGATTTGTAGGTAAGATTCATTATATACAGTACCAATTGGATTATTGATAATAATATCTTGCATCAAACTTTCTAAGTGTGTTAGAACCTGCAGATATTGTGGTAACTGTGTTGTAATAGCTATTTCGGGATCTCCTAGATTAGAAGGTCCTTGATAATATTTCAATCCAGCACTAATAGTTCTATTGTAGCTGCCATATTTTAAGTCGAACACAAAAGAATCAACAAGTAAACCTACATCTCTTTTGCATAGTATCTGATTATATTCGAAATTATACCAGATACTAGACGGTGAAGTAGCTGTGCTGATGTTGTGATTCATCCAGGCAGTTATTTCATCAGCCAAGAATGATTTGTTTAAAGTTAATAAAGCAGCAGCAGCAGTATATTCGCCTTTGTTGTTAATGGGTGGATATACTGGTTCGGAACTATCTTCCAAATAATGATAACCATATAGTCTAGAAGCAATCTGTATCAGGTCGCCGCTTCTAACTTCGTTAATCCATTCGTCATCGATAGGATCAAAGACAGAATAGTCTCCATTGGGTTGTCCTATAAACACATCTCTTCTAAATTTCATGAAAGCCCAAGGGCTCGAACTTGTTCCTGGTCTTGGTCTTATTTGACATCTACGGAAGTCATCTCCTACAAGTGTTGTATTGTTAGGTACTTTAATCGGATAGTTTTCTTCGTAGACTCCGGCTTCTACAATAATAGCGATCTGTATGTTTTTAGATACATCACCATATAATATAGTTTCACCTGGGATGAATGCGCCATATTCTACATCAACATCAAATATCTCATTACCATTGCTGTCAAGGGCGCCAGAATGCGAAACGATCTGTGCCAGTGCTCCAGAGTCCTCGCCTTGGAGATATAGTCCTTCTCTGATATCTCTTCCTCTTATAGTCTCTGGGGTTGTAGTTGAATAGTCTCCACTAAAGTCAGTTCTGTATCCATCTGTCCTGATAAAGAATCTAGGAAGATCGACGGCTAGAGTTGGTAGGCTAGTAAATCCTGAACCTCGATCTGTAATAGTTAGACTGGTGATAATACCGCCAGTTACTACCGCGGTTCCGAAAGCGCCAGTTCCACCACCACCTGTAATTCTAACAGATACTAAATTATAACCAGAACCTCCATTAGTTATAGCTACGCTAGCAACATTGAATGTGAGATCAAATGTAGCTGTATTAGTTCTTAAAATTCCTGCCGGAGCAGCATTGACTACGATAGTAGTGCTTACCCCTGTAGACGTAGGCAGTGCTGTATATAAACCTGAAGAAACTATTCTGTATGTTGCGATAGCACCAGGAGTACTTACAGTAGATAAAACTTCAATCCTTGCTTTGCCACCACCAGGAGCAACAGTTCCTCCGGTGACTTCTAATATATCACCAGGATAGTAGTTTACACCTACTATATTGATATCTACAGTTTGAACACTCATCTTGATCAGGCCAATAAATCCTGTTCCAGATGCTGGTGAAGTTTCTATTTTAGCTAGGGTACAATCGTTCGCACCACTGTTGAATGTTAATCTTTTTCTATAAGGTCCTAGTTCGTCTCTAGCTTCTAAGACTAATTCTTCTGCACGTTTACACGCAGCTTCGATAGTTCTGTATGCATAGGCTAATGCACGGCCTTGTAACGCCGCAGTAACACCAGTTCTAGCGTCTTGTCCCGAAGTAGCAACATACAGGTTAACAGTACTACCAAACGCAGAACTATCGACGTATCTTTTAGTCGCTGCGGTTAATCCTTCGTACAAAATATCATCATCTGGTTCGGGATCTCTACTCAATAGTAGCGGACCAGTCATTCGACCAAATGCTATGTTTGCGATTCCTGTTTCCGGATCAATAGCGTTGATACCAGCTTTGGCTACCTTGGTATCTGCATATGATTTATTAACTGCTTCGTGTTTGTATAACGGGGTTATAGGAGTAGAGTTAGTTCCAAGATCTAATATTCTATATTGTTCTCCGCCGAATCTAGCACTTAGATTTCCTCCTAGCTGCGGGCTAGGATCTGCAGAAATCTCTGCAAAATCTGAATTTATAGTGATCTCCGAAGGATTTCCTTCGAAATCTATACTAATACCATTACCAGCACGAAGATGCTTAAATGCTAGGCCATCTTCAGTATTGTTTACAGTAACTAAAGGAGTATAGTTAATCTGTGAACTATCTAGAGTTCCGTCATAGGTTTCGGGAGTATCATCTAAAGTGATAAACTTTAATCTTTCTCCCAATCCCAAAGAGCTGTAAAGTTCTCTGAAATTTTCGTTAACTTTTCTGAACGAGTCACGAATGCTATCGCCGGTACCGTCATTTCCAACTGCACCGATGTCAATAATTCTTCTTGCCATAATTGATCCTGGATGAATTTATTAGGTATTTATCCAAAAGTTTTATAAGCCTAATGTAAATACTTGATGTTCATACGCAAAGAATATGTAACAACTGAATATAAACGAACCAGTAAGTTGGGTGTGGATCATTCTTACACTCGCACTAAGACACTGGCTGTGTTTAATTGTGACAATTGCGATGAGATTTTTAAAAGAGAACTAAAAAAAGTTAGCTCAAAAAGATTGAGCAACAATTTTTTCCATTGTTGCTCGAAATGTGATGATAAGAGATTCGCTCAAAGAAAGGGAGTCGAGCGAAAGAAAATATGGGATATGCCCGCTAGTGTAGATCTACCAGTAGGCAAATATTAGATTCGGAAACTTTCCCCGCAGCCGCAACGATCTTTTTCGTTGGGATTTATAAATTCAAAACCTTCGTTTAGGCCCTTTTTTTGCCAATCCATGGTAAGTCCTTGCACATAGGGCGAACTACGCCCATCGACCCAAACTTTTACACCGTGGCTTTCGTAGACAAATTGATCTCGGGTAGAAGGCGGTACATCGACATATTCTAAAACATAGGCCATTCCTGAACAACCAGTAGTTTTAACACCTACTCGTATACCTAAACCTTTGCCTCTACGTTCTAATTGTTGTTTAACTTTTTCAGCTGCTAACTGTGATAGGCTTATCATGTTTTTCTTTATAGTCTCTTATAGCCGCTTTAATAGCATCTTCTGCCAATATTGAACAGTGAATTTTAACGGGCGGTAGCGCAAGTTCCTCAGCGATATCTGAGTTTTTGATAGAGGTTGCCTGATCCAGTGTGCGCCCCTTGAGCCACTCTGTAGCGAGGCTAGAACTAGCAATAGCACTACCACAACCGTATGTCTTAAACTTTGCATCTGTTATAACGCCATCCTCGTTTACTTTGATCTGTAGTTTCATTACGTCCCCGCAAGCAGGAGCACCGACCATGCCGGTGCCTACTTCGGGATCATCCTTAGAGAAACTACCGACATTACGAGGGTTTTCGTAGTGATCAATCACTTTCTCTGAGTATGCCATACTGTTTCCTTATTTTTTAATCATAGATAAAACTTTGGCTTTGATAACCTTAGCCCAACTAGGCTCAGGAAAGTGCCAACCAATAAATGCACCTATTAATAATAATACGATTGTATCTAGCATTTTATGCTCCTTGTAGTCTAATATCAACGGTTTCCCAATTGATGATACGCCAAATATTATTAAGATATTTGGCCTTGTCCTGTTGATAATCGAGAGCCCAAGCGTGTTCCCACCAATCGATCAACAGCGCAATCTGCATATTCTTCTTATACTCGTGATTGCGAATAGTCTGGATTTCTCCCGACTTATCCATATATAGCCATCCGCTGCCCTGTATTGACATAGCAGTTTTTTCTACAGCCTCTTTGAATTTATCAAAGCTGCCGTGCTTCTCATCTATTATAGATTTACTGAGCCCCTCTGGTTTGTTTGCTGCTCTGGGAGGGGCCAAATTGCTAAAAAACAAATTATGTAAAACAGCGCCGCCGTAGTTAAAGTCAGCATCACCTTCTCCCTTATTGTATCTCTCTGAGTATTTTGCAGCTAGCCCATCGTAGTGATATTTGATGGTAGCTTCGCTCATCACAGGCTCGAGCTGATCTTTTCCAAATTTCAGCTTGTCCTGATATATCTCTCGTTTATTTTGTGTTTCTGTTAGACTTTTAATAAAATGTAGCATATCAGTATTTACCGCTATAAATAAACCACAAGGAGATTACTATGGAATTAATCATTGGAATTTTGGTCCTGGGCGGAATTGGATACGTTGCCTATACTTGGTTTAACAAAGAAAAGGCAGATGGAAGTCATCCTCTTGATTCTGCAACTCAAGCACCTTATAAAGTTGAAACACCAGTTGTACCTGTATTGACCCAAGTTTTGGATGTCAATAATGACGGTAAAGTAAATCTAGAAGACGCCAAAGAAGCAGTTAAAAAGGCTAAGACAAGCGCCAAAAAAGCTGCCGGTACTGCCAAAGAAACTGTCAAGAAAGCAACAAGTCGTGGCCGTAAGCCAAAGGCTTAATTTGTTTATCTTCTTCGTAAAGTGCAAAGCTGGCTAAGTTCTTAGCCTTGCTTTCGCACATAATATCGAAGTTATCTCTAAAACTCAAAGCCCATTCGTTCACTGCTGTGTTCCAGTAGAAGTTTGAGTGTGCTCTGAGTTTTGCTTTTTTGTGACCAGATTCTAAGAGGGTCTGAAGATTGGGGCGGATGTGTCCGGGATGCTCAATAATAACATCTTCCCGTGAAACACTATAATGTATGACAGGGCGCACACCACGCCAACTATCAATAATCCTTTTAACACGATCATCATTTGGGTCAATATATTCTCCAGTTTTAATCCAGTGATGATGAATATCTAAGACTAAGGCACAATGATCTACTAATTCGAGACTATGTTCAATACCCCAGGTCATTTCATCGTTTTCGATTGTAAGAGTATTTCTCGCTTCAGGTGTCATCCTAGCCAGCGCAGCAACGATTCCCATTGGGCCTTGTCTACCTGCGATATGAACATTGATTTTAAAGTCCTGAAACGTCCGACCAAATCCCATCCAGCGAGCCATGTCCACATGATATTCAAACTCCTCAATTGATCGATTTACAATGTCAGGGTTATCAGATGCCAACACGCAAAACTGGCCAGGATGAAAAGAGAGGCGAACGCCACGCGAGCGAGCCACATCTCCCACTTGCCGAAATCCTCTTTCACAAGCGTCTCGTACATCGGGAAGCCGCCAAAACCAGCCCCAAGTAGGCTCAGTGTAGACAGGAAGTATATCACTGCTGAGTCGTACCATTCTAAGATCTTCATCTAATTCTCCTACTCGTTCCACTAGTAAGCGGCACGATTCTATATTTTGTTCCATTAACGACCATAATTTTTCAGTGGCTATATCTTTAGTTTGTCTGTTTAACCAAGCCACAGTGGTTGATCCTGTATTATATTTCTTACAGTCGTCTTTGGGTTTAATGCCGTCCACTTGATCAGGACGGTCGATCCATTTACAGGCGAAGCCGATACGTTTAGTCATAGTAATATTATACTATGATTAGCACCAGTTGTCAACAACAAACTTATCCTTAACATCTTGTGGTTTTGGATCACCGTGGAATACTGTCACACAGCATTCTGGATGCACTTCTACACTATGATCAACATCTTTAAATTGTCGTTTCCCGTTAATCATAGTTAATTCTTCTCTGCCTCGGATTTCCCACTTATAACTCTGTATCCATTCTTTAGGCCAAAACTTGATTTTATCTTTGGCTAATTTCCAGATCCAATCTTGATCACCTTGTAGTCTTTGAGCATCTTTAGGATTGTTTTTAAACTGTTCCCAAATAAAGCTTTGGGTTCCATGATGCCAAGCCATCACTGAACTATTAAGATATTTCCAACTAGAATAAAATTTTCTATTGAAATCGTGAATACCCATAAACTCAGTTATAGAATAGGTAGCCAATTTATCTATGTTATTGTGTATAACTACATCTAAATCAAAGTAAAGTATTCTTCCTGATAATGGTAGATTGGGGTCGAACATATGTACTTTATGCCACCATCCTTTTGCATAATTGGCATTAGGTTGATATATAGATCTTACATTATCAATTGGATGATGGTCGTCTGTTAGACATACGATTTCGTGAGGAACAGTGATATTTCTAGAAATCATGTTCCTTAATCTTTCTACATAATCTCTGCCGTATCTATTACCAAACCTCACGCAAAGAACAGTGATCTTATCTCCATTGTTTTGAAACTGAGATAACGCTTTTCTTTCTTTGTTTTCTCGTTTAATGCGTTTACGTTCTTCTTTTGACAATTCCATCTATGGCCACCAGGTCTTCTAATATATTTTTTAGTTCATCTAGCTTGATCATATTTGGACCATCACTAGGTGCATTATCCGGATCTTCGTGTGTTTCCATAAACACACCTGCAACACATCCTGTGGCTATAGCAGCCCTCGCCAAGTAGGGCACCATTTTGCGATCTCCGCCTGAGACTGTTCCCATTCCTCCAGGAGCCTGGACGCTATGAGTGGCGTCAAATACCACTGGATACCCGGTGCTTGCCATAATGGGTAAGCTACGCATATCAACAACAAGATTATTATATCCATGAGTATAACCCCTTTCGCATAACATAATATGATTGTTACCTGTCGATGCGATTTTTTCTGCTACATTTTTCATATCGTGAGGTGCAAGGAATTGTCCTTTTTTTACATTTACAACTTTTCCTGTATCGCCTGCCGCTAGGAGTAGATCAGTCTGCCTACATAAAAAAGCAGGAATTTGCAATACATCAACTCCAGCACCGGCCACTAACTCGGCCTGCCAGGGCTCGTGTATATCGGTCAATATTGGAACACCAAAAGTATGTTTTATAGAATTAAGTATCTGCAGTCCTCTTTCTAGTCCAACACCTCGTTTGGTATTCACACTGGATCTATTAGCCTTGTCAAAGCTACTTTTATAAATGAAACCAATATTTAGATCATTACATATTGATTGTACAGTGCCTGCAATATTTTCGGCATGATCCTGACTCTCTATTTGGCAAGGACCTGCTATGAGAAATATTTTATTCTCATTGCCTACTACTATTTTGTTAATGTTAAATGTATGCATATAATTATTTACCAGTGTCTAATGACACCGGCAACAATAAAGCAATTGGTGATTAGATAAGAGAGAATTATAATAGTGCGCACTAGTGCCACATAATCAGCTTCTTGTTTTGTGGCACCGGCCTTTTCACCTAAGGATTTGGCCCATATGCGCCATATTTTACGCATCGCCTTCATAGATTGCAGAGTTTCCTGCATGTTCGAATACTTCTGCTGATTTAAGTTTAACACCTTGACCAACTGGATATCGTGCTTCAAATACACGACCATCCGGGTGTGTCC